GTTTAAAATGGAAAATCCGCGCGAAATAATTGATGATAAATATCAAGCGTTTATTGACAATGATTCAATCCATATGAACTACACAAAGCTCGAATATGTTTATAAAAGCTATATTGGGCTTTTAGACAAAGTTGACGCCGTTTCAATGCTGATGAAAGAGCGGCAATTTCTGACCGAGTTACATTTAATGGGGCCGCTTTTTCCGTTGACCGCGCATGAAAAATATCACGATGTCAGCGACAAGCTTCAAATTGAAGCCTCCGATTTTTTCAAGAACTCCAAAATATTTCTAAACGATTTTACAAGATTTTATATTGGAGAGATTGGAAAAGATGACAAGCGTGGTATTACGCCCAAAAGTTTTGGAAGCTGCTTGCATTCGGTCATAAAGAACATTTCCTCCTTACCAGAGCATGCCACATTTTTATATAAGCCTTTTATCCGATACGGCAGGCAAATTGACGCCAGTGTTTGTGATTACCGTGATAAGTTTATAGAACACAGTGATTCTTTATCTACGCCTATGCTTAACACAGGGCCGTGTTCATTAAGGCTTGTACACATGGAAAGTAACGCATTTGGCAGACCCCGATCAACTGAGGAACAGCTAAAGGCCAACAACCTATTTCTGACCTCGCAGGATATGTTCCTGCTGCGAACAGAACATGGGACACATTGTTATGTTCATGTATCCCCCTACTATACAACTGGGGCAGATGTTTTTTCTGGTGACGAAATTGGCGGAATCTATGACGGGACAAAGTTGCATTTCAAAAAATACGGTGCCCACACGCATTACTTTCCGCCACTAAATGATGACCTTGAAAATGAATTTTCGATGCCTGTACACATTCATCAAATAGGTGAATCGCCGGATATTCTACATTCAATCGACCTAATTACGATTTTCACGTTCACAGCCCTTGATTCTTTCATGACATACAAAACCAATCAGTAAAACTCAGTTCCTCCCCACAATCGTTTTATCCCCGGTGGCGGCCTGCACGATCTGGCAGGCAAGCGCCAGCATCTCCTTGGCAACCCGCAGCGCCAGCGTCCGCACATCGGACGGCAGGCCGCGCTTGCTCTGGTTGTACATGCACTTCACTTCTTCTCACTCCTCTCGATGTCCTCGGCAATGTAGCCCTCAATACCCGCGCCGGTTCTGTACCAGCGCTTGTACCATTCCAGCGCATTGATGTCTCCGTCCCGGCCTGCGCGCTCGCCGTTCGGCCCGAAGCGCACCGCGAAGCACTCGCGGTATTGGAAGCCGTCCACATGGCCTGAAAAGCGCGTCAGATCATCCACGGCAATGATAAGCCGCCCGCCGTCTGCCATCTTCCGCTCACGGATCGTCAGGCCCAGCTCCTTCAGCCGCGTCACAAGCGGCCAGCTGTCGAACGCCTCCAGCTCCTGCCGGGCCAGCGCCTGCCACTTTCCGGCCTCCTCCTGCCGGGCACGCTCCTGATCACGCTTGCCCTTCACCTCGGCCTTGTACGCCGCCAGATCGTCTCTGTTGATGTACAGACGCTTAGCGGCATCGAACAAATCTCGCGTAGTGAGTGAGCTTTCGGCAATAACCTCATTTGAATCCGCCGGGTCCAGCATCCTGACGCGAAAGTTGTAACAACCAGAAGGCTCAATGCGCAGCAGCGCATCCGTCTCGCTCTCGGTCAGATCCAGCGTCACCGGCTCCAGCTTGCGGGCATCCAGCCCGCGGTCAGCGTAGTTCCATTCTCTATTGCGAACGTAGTCGAGCTTCTTCAGCTGGTCGGCCAGGCCGCACTCGACCAGATACTTGATGGCCGCCCGCCGGGCCATATCGGTGATGGGCGGCATACTGGCGTACTTGATTTTGGCGTATTCGACCTGCTGCACCTTGTACAGCTTGCTGCACTCATAGGCCCGCGTCATGGTGATCTCGCCGCGCTCCACCATCGCCAGAACCTCCGGCACGCAGTTGTTGGCGATGGCATTCAGCCTCCCCAGTGTGCCGGTGCCATCGCCGGTGATGCGGCTCATCTCATCACGGATGCGGCCATCGAGCGCGCCCGCTGCCTTTTTGCGTTCCAGCGCCTGCTTGAGTGCCCGGTACTGGCGCAGCCGCTCACCATCGGTCAGCTCGCGCGCCGTGGCGTTGGAGGTGATCAGCGCGATGAGGTCGTCATCCTCGCCCTGGCTCTGGCGGATAACACAGGGCAGGACCTCAAACCCGGCCACGCCCTCGGCAGTCAGTGCCCGGCAGGCCGTCCAGCGGCGGTGCCCGGCCAGCAGCATATATTTGCCGTTCTGGGCGGGCAGGACCTCCAGCGGGCTGCGCAATCCTCGCTCGGCAATGTCGGCTTTCAGCATGGAGACATCGCCGATCTCGTAGATGCTGTTTTCCGGGTTCGGTTCAATATCGGCTTCCGGCAGCATGACGACTTGCATTTTCTGACCCGCCGGGGCGTTAGCTTTTGTGTTGCCGAGAATGTCGTTGATAGAAAATCCCTTGCTCATCGCTTAGCCCTCCTTTGTGTCCACATTGGACACGATCCGCTCAACTTCTTCCGTCAGCTCCCTGTAATCCACCGCTGCCGTGCAGTCCGGGCAGTATTCCAACAGCGGCATGCCTGCATGCGCGGCCTCGCTGACCTTGACGGTGTAGCGTATGACAGTCTCCAGCACGCTGATTCCCGACGCGCACAGTTGAACGATGATGTCCTCCGCGTACCGGGTGCGGCGGTACTTCGTCATCAGCGCACCCATGATCTTCAGGCGCGGGTTGTAGTAGGCCTGCACCTGCTCGATCTGCTCTACTATCTCCTGCATCCCGTCGCAGGCCCACTTGTCACAATCCACCGGGATGATGACCCAGTCAGCCGCGCACAGGGCGTTGATACTGCCCATGTCCAAGTCCGGCGGGCAGTCCATGATGCAGTAGTCGTAGTCCCCGGCCACACATTTCAGCGCGTCCCGCAGATGGAACTGCCGCGGGCCGTTGTCCATCAGTATCGTGCGGTTGGCCTTTAGCATTCGCATATCGCAGGGCAGCAGATGTACGCCCCAAACATCGACACCCTTCACAATGGCCGCCAGGATGTCGTCCTCGCCCAGCATAACCTCGGCCACGCTGGGGCTGTCGTAGTCTAGGACGCCGAAGAACTTGCTCGTGTTGCCCTGTTTGTCCAAATCCACCACCAGAACGCTCTTGCTCTTGGCGGCCAATTCGGCGGCAAGATTGCAGGCGGTGACGCTTTTCCCGACGCCGCCTTTCAAGTTGATAATTGCAATGCTTATCATAGTAATCCTCCTGTCCCGCCGGGGCGGCGGGTGTTATTGCGGCCAGTTCATCTGGTCGATTTCTTCAAAATCTTCTTTCGGGGTCGGCTGCCATTGATGGTATTGGGGCTGCCATCGCATGGACACAACGCCCGTCGGCCCCTCGCGGTTCTTGGCATACATCACGGCGGTATCCTGATAGGCGTCCTCGCCGCGCAGCTCCTTGCTGTCCTCGGTGCGCCTGTTCTCCACAAAGATCGCGCTGTTGGCGTCCTGCTCAATCGTGCCGGAGCCGCGCAGGTCCTCCAGATTGCAGAAGCGGCCCTCGTTGCCCTTCACGCCGGCGCGGTTGATCTGGCACAGCTCCACAACCACGATGCCCATCTTCATGGCGGCCACCTTCAGCCGCCGGGTAATTTCAGAAATGCGCTGGTACTCGGTCTGGCGCGGGTCGGTGGGACTTAGCAGACCGATGTGGTCGATGAACGCGATGTCCGGCTTGTACTGCATGAGCTTGGCCTCCAACCCGTCAATCGTCAGGTTGCTGTCGGCATCCAGCATCATGTTGTGGTGGCGGCGCAGGATGCCCGCCGTGTTGTCGATGATCTCCCGCTCACGCGGTGTCAGGGTCTTGTTGGTCAGCTTGCCGCTGTCGATGCGGCTGACCTTGGAGAGGATGCGGTCCATCAGCGCCTCTGCCGTCTCCTCCAGCGTCAGGTAGTAGACGCGGTACTTTTTGCTTAGTCGGCTTGCCAGATTGATGCTGAAATCCGTCTTGCCGCAGCCGGGCCGCCCGGCCACCACGCAGGTGCGGCCGCGGTGGAATACACCGTACCGGTCAAGCTCAGGCCAACCCAGCTTCAGGCTGGTGTCCGGCTCATCCAGCCGGGCCAGCGCGGAATCCAGCACCGCGTCAAAGTCCCGGGCCGTGCTGTCGGTCTGGGTGCTGCGGATGGCATCCTGCACCGCCAGCGTGCGGCGCAGCTGGCGGCAGACGCCGTCGCTGTCCATGGCATCCTTGGCCATGCACTTCATCAGGTCGCTCTGCAAAAGCGAGTAGCGGTAGTCCTCCAGTATTTGCGCCGCATAGCTGCCGATGTTGGAGACGCTGGGGCAGGTCTCGGCCATTGCCACAACACCGGGCCTGATCTCATCCGCCGGGCGGCCCGCCGATGCCCGGTTGATGACCGTGATGACGTCCACCGGCTCCCCGGCCATGGTGAGCTGCTGCACCGCGCTGAACACCGCGCGGCTCACGCCCTCGTCGAACATCCCGGGCACCAGCTTGATGATGTACTCCCGTGCGCGGGCCGGGTCCATGAGCGCCGCGCCCAGGAACGCCCGCTGCGTCTGCTGCTGTCGGCTTATAGTTGCACGTTCCATTCAAAAGCCTCACAAAAAATCAAGTATGTCGGTGTCCGGCCCGATCTCCCGCGGGCGATCCTCCGTGCTGGCGGGGCGCTGGGTGGGGACGGTATCCACAAAATCGTCCTTCAGGGCGAACAGCCCCTCCCATCCGCGCAGGATGCTCTGCTCGAGCACTGCGGCCATGTAGCCGTAGCGGTCACGCACGCCCGCCTCGTCGGCCAGCTGGTTGAGCTTGTTGCAGGCCAGCGACGCGGCGTTGACGGTCAGCGGATGCTTGCCCGCGGCCCGGGACTCCTCAAATGCGAGCAGGGCCTCCGTCAGCCGTTCATTCCACGGGAAGGATTCCCGGAGAACATCCCGGACGCTCTCTCGCGCGCCCGCCCGCGTATTGTTCTCTCTTGTATTGTTATTCTTGTATTGTTCTGGGTGACATTTTTGTCGGGGGGTAGGCGACATTTTTGTCGGGGTGGGTGCGACATTTTTGTCGCCCGCCGACACTGGGTGTCGCTCACCGACATTTTTGTCGGGGTGGTTTTCGGCGCAGACATCCGGCACGCTGCCGACCAGCGGGGAAATGTACCGCCGATTAGCTGCGCCGTCCCGGGCGTAGCTAACGGCCACATAGCCCAGCTCCTGCAGGTGCTTCACCCAGCGCTGGACTGTGCGCTCCGTTGTGTCGTACAGCGGGCAGAAGTAGGCGTTGCTCGCGTAGCAGCAGCCCGTCTTGTCGGCCAGAGAGGTGATTTCTGCGTAAAAAATCTTTTCGGCGGGCTTCAGCCGCCGATCATACCGCACCGAGGCGGGGAGAATGGCGAAAAATCCAGGATTGTCCATAGGTTCTGCCTTTCTAAAAATGGCTGACCTTAACACAGGGGTGCGCCGCGCTCTTTTCGGCGCATCCCTGCAAGGTCATTTTTCAATTTTTCAACGTTTAAAAGGGGAGGTCGCCCTCATCCTCGATCATGGCGAAGTCGTCACCCGGCCCCTGATTGTAGGCCGGTGCCGAACCGGTGACGCGGGGCTGGCCCGCCGGGGCAGGGGAGCCCTGGGCGGCGTTGTCCGCCTTGCTGCCGCAGAAGTTGATGTTATTGGCCACAACCTCCAGCACGGTGCGGTTGGTGCCGTCCTTGGCTGTGTAGGTGCGGCTCTGGAGCCGTCCATCCACCGCCACCATCTGGCCCTTATTGAGCCATTTATAGGCAAACTCGGCGGCACGCTCCCATGCAATGACGGGAATCCAGTCCGCCACGCTCTTGCCGTTGGCGTCCTTGCGCCCACGGTCCACGGCCAGGGTGAATGTCGCCACCTGCTTGCCCGTGTTGGTCTGCCGCAGCTCCGGGTCCCGGGCCAGACGGCCCTGCAATGCACAGATATTCAGCATCAGATCATCACCACCACACTGCCGCGCTCCACCAGATCGGCCAGCTGCTCGCCCAGATAGGCGGCGATGTTGCGCTTGGCCTCCAGCTTCCACGCACCGCCGTCAGCCTCGTACAGTGCCGGGCGGCCATCTTTGTCGAGGCGCAGCAAGAAGTCGCTGGCGGGCTGCTCGACCTCAAGGAAAGTCCGGTAGGGCTGCAGGTGGACGATGGGCTGCACCGTCTGCTGCTCCTTCAGCACCGCGCCGGTGCGGACACTGACCTCTTGGCTGATCCCGTTGTCCACACTGGACACGCCTTGATTGACGTCAATGCGGCTCAGCAGCGCCAGCAGGTAGTCACGGTCATCGGTGACAGCGTACAGGCTCTGCAGTTCGATAACGGCGTGTTCCTGGCTCATGTATTGGTTGACAGAAATGCTCGGCACATCGCTCACGGCCTCATACAGCGGCAGGCGGCTGTACAGTGCGTAGTTGCGGCCCGTGTAGGTACTGTCCACTACGACCCGCCGGGCGCTGTCCACACGCACATACAGCATCGGTGCCTGGTTGACGCCCTCGGTGCGGATCAGCTTGACCAGCGCCTCCAGCGTGTCCACCGAGTACCGCACCGGGGACGGGATCTCCGGCCTGACCTCGTGCAGATTGGCGGAGCAGAACTGATGCCCGTCGCGCGTTTCCAGGGTGAAGGGGGTCGCCAGCTCCACAATACGGTTAATAGCGTCTTTCAAAAAGCTGTTTTCCATTGTCTTGTCCTTTCTGTGTGTTAATACCCGGCACGGCCCACGCGGGCCATTGCGGGCATCGGTGTCTCATCGCCGTCCATGTCCACCTGTCCGGGGACCTGCGGCGTCATCTCGGCCAGCAGCAGGCTGCCGTCCCGTGCCTTGGTAATGCACAGGGACGTGCGCACCGGCTGGATCGGCGCGAGTGACGTCTTGGCCTGCGCATCCATGCCGATCTGCTGGCGGTAGTCGTCTGGTGCGAAGGTCAGCGTGATGGTGATCTTGCGCTTGGCCGTGGCGTTGGTGTTGGGGTCCATGATGTTCGCCACGACCCGCTCAACCTCGTAATCGGTGATTTCAGCAATCGCGCCCATCGCCATCTCCAGCACGCTCTTTTTGTTTACGATCTGGGGCATTGTTTGCATCCTCCTAAATTTCTTCTCCGAAAACCTTGGCAAAGCTGCCGGGGCCGTGGAGATTATCAAAGGCAAATTGTGCCGCCTGTTCCAACTCCCGCCGGGCGGTGGGGTCAAAATGGACGCCCAAGGGCGGCTCATTGTGATGGTCGTGGCACAGCCAGACCTTGAGGCCGTACTGTTCGGACAGTTCGCGCCGCCCGCGTCCAAACAGGATGTGATGCTCCTCCAGGCCGCGCGTGGTGCGCAGATTGTAGCGCTTGCGGCACAGGTAGCACTCTTTATCGTTTTGCAGTATGCTTTTTGCCATGGCGCTCCTCCAGTCCGTTGACGGCATCCACCGCTTGGCGCACATCACCAACAGGCAGCTCCACCGTCGTCCAGCGGAAGCCGCACATCATGCAGACGCGGCGGCGGTATATCCGCCGGGTCCCCTTGGCGCGGGTGTCGATGACGCGCACCTGGCTGCTGTTGCACTTAATGCAATCCATCCGCACGCCTCCAGTCCCGGTATTGCTCGGTTGTCTCGGCGTCGTCCACGCCGGCCTCGCTCAGGCGGTCAAAGATGCGCTCAATGAAATCGTGCATCTGCTGCCGGTCAAAGCTGCTGCTGCCTAGTCCGAGGCGGGCCATGCAATAGCCGTTGTCCAGCAGTTCCACCTTCTGCACAACGCGGTATGTGTTGCGCAGGGCGGGCAGGGCCTTGACCGGCACGCGCCAGGTCTCCACCTCCGCGCCGAACTCGCCCAGCAAGTCCAGATAGCACTGTTCGGCGGTCACCCCGCCGGGCGTGTCGCCGCTCAACGCCAGCGCCAGCCTGTTCAGCAGCGCCCACATGAGGCGGTTCTGATCCAGTGTGCGCTTGTTCTTCACCGGGCGGATGTCGATCTCCACGCATAGGGGCTGCCCCCGCGCGCGGCGCTCCAGTTCGGCGTGCATCCGCTGGGCCTCCAGGCGATACGCACCGTCAATCGTCAGCCCGTCCATGTCGTTGACTAAGGGCTGGCCCGTTGGGATGTACCAGGCGGCCACATGGGCGATCAGCCGGCTTGCCATGTGATCACGCTCCCATCACGCTTGCGCACCCTCAGCGATGCCACGCTGCCGTCACCGTTGTAGGTGATGTCGTCCAGGGTGAGGGCATCATCCAGAACATAGCGCTCAATGATGTTGGTGCCGGGCTTGCCCTGGGGGACGATGTGGACCTTGCTGGCCGGGATGCGCAGCGGCGGCAGGTTCAGCACGCCCGCGCCGATGCTCCAGGCGGCAGCAGCGGCCAAAAAGCTGCCGTCTGCCTCGTTGGTGGGCGCGTCGCTGCTCACGCGGTAGGTGGTGGGGCAGGGGGCGTCCTTTGTGATGTCGGCCAGGGCCACGGCGCAGTACAGATACCGCCCACAAACGTAGTGCCGCACACTGTAGCCCGCCAGCCCGCCGGGCATACGCTCACAGCACTCCTCCAGATGGGCGCGCACGGCGTTGACATCCGGCCACAGCTTGATGCGCACGCCCTCGGCGTCCACCTCCAGGATGCTGAGCGTGACCTCGTCAGCTGTCAGCAGGGCGAGGTTTTTGGGGGTCTCATTCTTCTCCATGTTTATCCTCCATTTCCGGGCCGATGTAGACACCGGCCTCATTATAATTGCTAGGATCTGAGTAGGGTGTACCCCAACCGCACATCGCGCCATTGTACATAGCGGCGGCTTGGGCACGGCTAACACCAACAGCGGTGTTCAGTTCGTCTATACATGTCTGGCTGTTCATGCCAAACAGGGCACGCTCCCCGCGCACGATACGAACCACGGCACCGGTGTAGGGGCTTTTGGCGTAGGCGTAGGCGGGCAGCCCCGCCTCATCATAGGTCATTTTCATGGGCTTGGTCTCCTTTTTCGGTTTTGGCCGCTTGCGCGGCATACCGGCGGCAAGCGCCGGGTGTTTCTTTTTCCAGCTGCACACTCTATGTCGGATTGCCTCCGGCGTCACGGTCTGAGTGTAGCCCATCATCCTGCACACGCTGCTGATCGGCGCGCCGCTGTAGTAGTACAGGATGCTTTCCAGCATCGCCTCCGGCGGCACAGGGTTGCAGATGCGCTCAACAGACGGGCCGACGGGCCGCCTGTTTTGAGGGTGCGCCGCGCGGAATGTGTCAAGGCTTGTATAGCCCAGACTTTCCAGCAGGGTGCCCTCATCCACACACAGGCACTCGGCGCAGATTCTCAGCTGGCGGCGGGCGTTGGTGCAGTTCCTAAGCCTGGATTGCACCCAGGCCAGATCATCCGTTGTCATCAGCAGATCTGTCTTGCCAGCGCGGTGGCCGGGATGCGCTTGTCGCGCCCGGCCCCGATCCAGCCCTCAAAGTTGCGGCAGACCTTGCGCGCGGCGTAGGGGTCTGTGCCGTAAACGATGTGTGCGGCCTCGGGCACTGTCACCAGCTCGCCCGCAGCCTCATGCCGGATGCGCTCCAGCGCATCACGGTAGCCTTGCTTTTCGCGTGCCATACTTACCTCCTTGTAGCTTGTATCCCCGCTGTGCTATAATCACGGCAGAAAGGACGTGTATAAAAATGGATTGGTTATCATTGCTTCTTACTGCGGTCAGCGGCACCCTCGGTGTCATCGGCGTCTTTGTCGGTGCTTACATGGCACGCAAAACAGCGGTAGAGCAGCAGCGGCATATAGAATTGCACAGTGCCTGCTCGCTGGTGTTGTCCACCTATGCGCGCTGGGTTGAAGACCCGCAGGAATACCGCTTTGCTTTGTTGGCATCAATAGCATCGGCGCAGCTTTTATGTACGCCTGACAGCGATATAGACAAAAGCATTCAAGAGCTTGAAAAGCTGGTGATGATTACAGCCCATCCCTCACAGCAATGCGGCAACTGCCTGAATGATTTCCGGCAGAAAGCGCAGCAGGAACTCATAAAGCGATATGGCGATCAGCGTCTCCCCGACGTGAAGAAAGACGTGGGCAAGTAGTCCGCAGCTGTGCGGAGCGTCTTTTTTCGGAGCTGGTGACGGTTTATCGTACAGGCCATCGCCAAACCACGCAAGCAGACTGTCCTGCTCACGCTGTTCATCTTGCAGCATAGCGTTCGCCTCCTTGTTGGCGTGTCCAAGGTGGACACAATCGCAGCGCACATTTATTGCGCACTTTTCTGTTAGATAGTATTAGATACTGTTAGATAGTGCGAGATAGTGAATAACATTCACATTATTGAGCAAAAAAAATCTGTTCCCTTTTGGCTTGATTTAGGTGCAACAGTCGCGTCAAAGAGACAACCTCCGACGCCTTAAATTCCGTTTTCCCGTTTATTTTATTATAAAGCCCCTCGCGAGAAATTCCCAACTCATGGGCCAACCAAGTTACGGTAACTCCCGATTTCGAAATTGCATCCTGCAGCAGAGTTGTATTAGTCATTTGTTTCACCCCTATCTGTGAAAAATATTCACTATCTATGTTATACCACCCGCGTGATTGAATGTCAACTATCTTCTTGAAAAATGTTGATTTTATTTCACGCTCGTGGTATAGTAGGCTAAAAGGAGGGCTGAAGATGCTCGAAGCCTATAAAAGAATTCGTGAATTACGAATTTCAGCGGGACTCTCGCAGGATGAATTGGCTAAAAAAACAGGATACAACGATAGGTCATCCATTGCAAAAATTGAAGCCGGTAAAGTTGATTTAACGCAGTCTAAATTAGTAGCTTTCGCAGACGCGTTGAATACAACGCCTGGTTATTTAATGGGCTGGGAACCAGACAACAAGCCCCCCATCCCCGCCGGGTTCCAGCCGCTGCCGAAGCGGGACCGCATCCCGCGTGTGGGGCAGATCGCCTGCGGCACACCCATCCTCGCGGAGGAGAATGTCGAGGCCTACGATGAAGTCCCCAGCGTATGGCATGCCGACTTTACGCTGCTATGCCAAGGGGACAGTATGGAGCCAAAAATCAAAGACGGCGATGTCGTAGCCATCCACAGCCAGCCGATGGTCGAGAACGGCGAGGTCGCTGCCGTCCTGATCGATGGCGAGGCCACCCTCAAGCGCGTATTTCTTTTCGATGATCATATCGAGCTGCGCGCCGAAAACCCCACATTTCCGACTATCCTGCGCATCGGCGAGGACATGAACACCATCACCATCGAAGGCAAGGCCGTTGGCCTGTGCCGGAAGTTGTAAATAAGGTGCTTAAAATGAAAAACCCTTCATCAAAGAAAGCTATCAAAGTTCTTTCGCTTTTGAGCGCTGTTCTTGTCACTTTTATTTTATTTTCGTATTATCTCGTAGAAGGCCATGGCATTTTCATTTCTTTGGCTAGTTCGCTTTTGGTTGCGCTTTTAGTTTATGGGTTTGTTCTGATTTGTCTGCAACAGCTACTGGGGCAGAACGGCAAAGAGTTTAAAGCACCGGGGTCATTTACCTCTAACAAAAATAATCGCATTTCATTGGTAAATGCCCCTGATGATATAGAAAGCCTCAAAAAGTTGACAGATTATGTCGTGCTTGATACTGAAACCACCGGCCTCAGCCCAGAAAAAGATCAGGTGGTTGAAATCGGAATCATTACAGTCAAAAATGGAGAAATCACAAACGAATATACAAGCCTCATAAAGCCGACTATTCCTATTTCTTCGGAGGCTACCGCCATAAATGGAATTTCCGAGTCTGACTTGCGCGATGCCCCGCAGTTAGAGGATATAATTCCAGATGTTGTATCAAGAATAAAAAATCAGATTGTTGTTGGGCACAATGTCACTTTCGACTTAGCTTTTGTCTCTCGTGCTATTTCAGACCACACCGAAATAGCATCTATTTCTTATATTGATACGGTAAAAGTTGCTAGAAACTGCATCCCCGGGAAATCTTATAAGCTGCAATCTCTTGCAAATCGTCTATGCCTAGATACAGGTACTGCTCATCGCGCTTTGGATGATGCAAAAACCACAAACAGCTTGTTGCAATATTGTATCCGAAAAATGACTACAGACGAGAAGGAATTTACACATCAGGAACGCGAACGGAAAAAATCACAAAAGGCCGCTATCGCAAAGGAATTTGCATGGTCACCTATTTTTGATAAAAATTTCGCTTTTACCGGTGATTTTTTCCTTGACCGGGATTACCTTGAAGGCTTATTAAAGGATGTTGGCGCGAATCTTCGGGAAAAAGTAAACACCAAGACCGTATATCTTGTTGTCGGGGACATTTCTCACCTTCCTGAATGGGCGGTTGCCAGAAAGCTCGGTAAGGCAAATGAACTGATTGCCGAAGGACAGAATATAACCAAGCTGACGGAAAGTGAATACATTGCGCTTATTGAACAAACAAGGGTTCTTAAGCAGAAAAATCGTGAGTGACCCCAAGCTTGACAAAATCTCTATCGAAGGCAAAGCCGTCTGCCTATACAGGAAGTTGTAACAAACCGCAGCAGCGGTATAAAATAGGAGGTACTTATTATGGGCATTTTTGACACGCTTCAGGAGGAATCCACATTTTCCAGGGCATCCGGCAATAACTACAACTACGTTGTGCTACAAGTCGTCCTGAAAGAAAAATTCATCGGGACCGGCTCCGGCAA